CTAGACGGCTTTGCTGTGGGACAGTGATGGGACAAAATCATTGAGCTTTTCGTTAAGCAGGCTCATTTGCGCTTCGTCATTTTCGCTCATCCATGAGCCGTACACCTGGTAAACCATTTGCGCATTAGCATGGCCCATCTGACTGGCGATAAAGTTGGGGTTTGCACCTGCGGAAAGTGACCAGCATGCATACGTGTGCCTGGACTGATATGGTTTCCTGTATTTGATGCCCGCCTTTTTTACTGCCGCTCTCCATGTTTGCGGGAGTGATGACACCGTGTAATAGCTGTCACTCTTGAAGTTGATGGCGTTCACCTTCGGGTTGAAAACAAAAGTCAGCTCTTCCTGTTCAGATCTGCCATATTCCCGCGAGAGAATCGTTACTTCTCGGGCTGGATGCATTCTTGTCAGCTCCATCTGATCGCGAAGGATTTCTGCTGCTGCCCGAATGAGATAAACCTTCCTCTCACCAGCGTTTGTTTTTGGTGGAGTAAAGTCGCCCAGCACGGTCAGGTTTCTTCTGACGGTGATTAAGCCGGACTGAAGATCAATGTCCTCCCACGCTAAAGCGCACAGCTCGCCATGGCGCAGTCCGGTATAAACAGCCAGTGACCACAGATTGCGTATTTGCCTCGAGTTGCAGGAGGCTGAGAAGCGATGGAACTCATCCCGGGTAAGCGGGTCTGGCTTCGGCTTATCCTTCTTCAGCGGCGACAGAGAGGAAACAATATTTCTGTCTGCGTACCCGTTTTCATGAGCGAATTTAAAGAGAGAATAAATATCGGACATGCAGGTGTTCACATAGGCCACCGATCGGCCGCTGCCGGTCATGTTGCGATTTCTCCCGAAGACATAACTTCCCTTCAAGAGCATCAGCCTCATTTTCTGAATATCTTCAGTTTTAACCCCCCGTATGAACTTACTCTCCCCTAAAATACCAAGGCATGTTGTCAGGCGTGTTTTGTAGCTTGCCAGTGTGTTGCGGCTAATCTCCGTCTCTTTAACCGCCAGCCATCGCTCAGCCATCTGTTTGACCGTCAGCTCCTCACGAGTATCACCAAACTTCGACAGGTGTACTGAGGTCGGGAACGTCCGCTGGTAAACGAAGGCCCCAGTTTTAACTTCATAAACCACGTTAGCCCGCATCTCTCCGGCAACCTTCCTGTTTTTGGCTGTGTCAGGGATACCAAGTGCCTCCCTTACTCTGACACCCTGATACTGAAAGTGGATGCGCAGGAACCCTCCATGGTTTTCAACGCCCTTTGGATATATTGTTTTTGTCATACTGCATCTCCTGTGTGAAAGGGCGATCAGGTTAAGCTTTTTTACGCTCCACCGCACCAGGCTGTCTCTTTGCCTGACCTGCAATCCACTGGTCGATAGCTTCCCTGTTATACATCGCCTCACTGTTGGGCTTCGGGTCTCCTTCCGGGGAGAACAACAGATATTCACGACCCTGAAGCCAGGCCTTTTCTCGGGCGCGCTTAATGGTTCCCGGACGCAGGCCAGTAATCTGCATGAGTACAGACTCCGATACCCATTTGCTTGGCATCAGTTGAATTACATTTTCCATAGTTGACCTCGTTCAGAGTATTTTTAATATCGCCCAGGCGGCGATCATGAATGCTAATGCGATGAGAATATGGGGGAGGGTGATCACTTCAGGATGCTGAATGCTGTTGCTGCCACTCGCGGAACTTGCCCATTTCCAAGGGCTTTAATTCGGTCCACCCGATGGGCCATCCCATTAGCCACTCTTGCCAGTTGGGGTTCAGCAGGCCACCAACCTGGTCGTTCAGGTTTCTGGACCTCTTCGGATCGTTCCATCTGGCAATTGAACCCGATCGGTAATCCCGGGCTTGTGGTGTCGCGAACATTTCTCCCGACCAACCAAAGTCGGTCTCTTTTATGAGGCGCACCAAATTCTTTTGCTGAAACACGACTCCACTGACAATCATACCCATTTTTGGCAAGGTCACTGATGACCAAGGCAAGTCCTTTTCCGATAAGGAGGGGTGAGTTCTCCACGAATACGAATGAAGGTCGTATCTCACCAATGATTCTTGCCATCTCTGACCACAACCCTGACCTGCTACCTTCGATTCCTGCGCCACGTCCAGCTGAGCTAATGTCCTGGCAGGGAAAGCCGCCAGAAACGATGTCAACAATGCCTCTCCATGGCTTTCCATCAAAACTGCAGACGTCAGACCAAATCGGGAATGGTCGCAAGCATCTATCGTTTTGTCGTTGCGCCAGAACTTGTGCGGCGTAGGCATCACGTTCAACTGCGCAAACTGTCCTCCATCCAAGGAGGTGCCCGCCGAGTATTCCTCCGCCAGCGCCTGCGAAAAGAGCCAGCTCATTCATCCTGTCCTCTCATGACTTCATCTCCTTATCCACCCCGCGCACGTAATAGGTCAGCCACAGGGGTGCTGAGAACTTACCTGGCGGCAGCGCGGTGATTTGTTTTGTGTGTTTGTCCAACAGAAGGGTGGTAATGCGATCGTGTTCTGACTTGGGTTTGCCGGTGATGGCCTTGAGGATTTCAGCTCGACACTTGCGGGCTACTGACCTCAACGCGTTTTCCTGTGCTGGCGACATTCTGCCTCCCGATACAATCCATCCACACCTCACGGGCCAGAGTGCAGCGCGGTATGCTCCAGATTAAGCGGCGCTTTCCGGTCTGGCCTGCCCACTGGATAATCTCATCCATGTAGTGCTCAAAGGCTTTCTCTGCTTCAGTCATGCCACCCTCCGTTGTTTGGCTGCCCACAAGAACACCTCGTGGTCGTCTCGACAGTCTTTGTCGCAATAATGCCCGGTGGCGATCGGCTCTTCGCACCAGTGACATTCACCGGTAAACACCATCGTCGGCTTTTTACGGTTAGCCAGGGCCTGTTCAATCATCTGCTGCTCGCGTGCTGCTGCCTCATCAATTGGGTCTGCATACATGGTGATTTCTCCAATTTTTGGTAATAAAAAACCCGCCTGAGCGGGTTAGTTAAAGTATTTAACTGGCTTGGGTGTGAGTTTATTGATTTGATCCACTATCTCATCCCTTGTTAGGTCAAGCTTGCATGAAACAAGGAATAGAGCCTTTTTCCCTGAAGATGGCTCAATTTCTTCAATTTTGCGAATTTTGAACTCTTCGCTCACCTTGCGAGCAGTATCGACAACCAGAAAATCATCATCAGGTGAGTTAACTTCATATATGAAAGGTATTTGACCATCTTTGATAATTACGCAATCGTACTTCATTCGAGTTTCTCCTTTTTTGTGGGCCAATCCCCGCCCATAAATCATCGACTCTTCCATGAGATTCTTTAACACAAATTACTCATCTCCTGCCAGCTAACACTCCCCGCTCATTGTGCTGCTAAGCTCAAAGCAGGAGGTGCCTATGTGCGGACGATTCACGCAGTACAGAACACGCGAAGAATACCTGAAAGAGTTTGCCGACGAAGTAGAGCGGGAGATTGCTTACGACCCTGAACCGATCGGCCGGTATAACGTGGCGCCCGGCACAAACGTCCTGCTGCTAAACCAGCGCGATGATTCACTTCATCTCGATCCCGTTCACTGGGGCTATGGGCCCGAGTGGTGGGATAAAGCACCGCTGATTAATGCCAGGGTAGAGACTGCCGCAACCGGCCGCATGTTCAAGCCGCTGTGGAACAACGGTCGCGCTATCGTCATGGCTGACGGCTGGTATGAGTGGAAGCGTGACGGCAGCAAGAAACAGCCATACTTCATCTACCACAAATCAGGCAAACCCATATTCTTCGCGGCGATCGGCAAAGCTCCCTACGACAAGCAGAACGAGAACGAAGGCTTTGTCATTGTTACCGCTGCCAGCGATAAAGGCCTGGTTGATATCCATGACCGCCGGCCGCTGGTTCTGAGCACATCCGCTGTGCTGGACTGGCTCAATCCCGACACCACTTCTGAAGAGGCGCAGGACATCGCCAAAGAGCAATCCATACCCTCAGATGAATTCACCTGGCACCCGGTATCGAAGTCAGTGGGCAGCGTTAAGAATCAGGGGGGTGAGTTGGTCGAGGAGATTGATGATCCGGTACTGTGAGTGACGCGAACTCACTGACCTCCCGGCGCTGGTCTAGCATCCAAAGCCTTTCTCATTTTCTTGGCAGATTTGAGTCTTATTTTTCTCGCGCAGCACTCAACCTTTTTCGCTAATTTTCCAGCCGGCCAACATACCAACAGGGCGGGTAAAAGCACGGTCCATGTGTATTTACTTTTTGTCACTCATCACCTCCCGGCGCTGCAGGTAGTGGCATCCAGTGGGTGAAGCCGTGCGGAAAACGGCGAATAACCCAGTCCTGAACTATTGTAGTTTTTTGCTCCCCGATGTAGTTACCCTCATCGTATTTTTTGGAACATAAAGCCACAACCTGATAGTTCTTCTCAGCCTCTTCAGGCATCCTGTCACTGCACTTAATCCAGCCATCCGGCGCGCTGGGTGCTGGCGGGGTGGTGTAGACAGGGACGTTACAATCATCGGATTTAGTCGGCCATACACGGAAAACAGCCCGCGCATCATCACGGAAATAACCGATCGGCTTGGCATCCATCACTGCCAGCAGGGCGCGGGCCATTTCGATTCGTTCATCCCATGACACCTTGCAAATGGTGTTCTCGTCTGCAAGTTGCTCCAGCCTTTCCCGGCTCAGAGTTGTGATTGGATTAGTCATCACTTTCATCCTCGTCAAAATCAATTGGAGCATCACACGCAGGGCAATAGCCGTCGCACTCTTGTACACGGCTAACGGCCACATTCTTAGAACAAGACCAACACTCGATTACCTGTTCCATCACCCGCCCTCCACCTGATATCCGGCTGCACGAATGGCTTTCTTGATATCCATTACCGGGATGCATTCAACCTCTGATGATAAATCGTCATGCTCATACCAGAGTGTGCGGCACTCGCTTAAATCAATCGGCTTCATCACTGTTGGCGGCAACGCTGCCTCGCCCCGGCGTGAGAGTTCGGCTTCTGCTACTTCAAGTCGCTCAGCCTGTTTCAGAGCAAAATGGATGGTTTCGTGTAATTCATCTGGTTGCCATCCGGAAGCGCTACCCCAAAAATCAACAGTGTTAGCCAACTCTTTCAGCTTATTCAGGTCGCTCATGGCTGTTCTCCCTCACGAAATTTGGCGGCGTACTTTTCGGCCTTTTCAGCTGCAAGGTGATAATTGTCACCAGGTGAAGCGGATTCATCCCAGCACCACTCAGTAAATTCATTAACCGCCTTAGCGCTAATCTCGCGGATAACTGCGTCAGTTGCTGGCGTTTCAATACCACCCATTGAGGCGAGTGATAGCTTTATTAATTCTTCAGCATTGCTCACACAGCTAAAGCTCTTACAGTTATCACCTTCCCAAAACGTTTCCCCGTCCATTTTGATGGCATCATTGAAATTATCTAAAAGATCATCCGGTACAGCTTCAGGATGAAATGCATCTTTCAGCGCCGCATTCTCAGCAGCCAGCTTCTGCACCTGCTCTTGCAGCGCGTCAAACTTGCGTACCAGGTAGGACGGCAGTTCTTCATTCACCTTCATGTCACCGGGGATGCACTTTCCAGTTAGCAGTCCACGCATTTCGTTTTCTGAGAAACTCATTTCATGTCTCCGTTATATATAATCCGGCAGCAATCAGGCGCGCACGGCGCTGGGCTGCGATGATGTTCTTTTGGCGCTGCTCTTCATTCGCCAGGCTGAATGACCTCACGCTAACCACGATCGTCTTGCCGGCTTTCGGCGTAATGCGCTGAGGGCGAGAGGTGAGGGTGTAGATGCGGTCGCGATTCCCTTCGCTGTCGGTAATCCATTCACTGGCTTCAATGGTGGCTGTCTGGTTGGCGCCGACCTGCCAGCGCATCTGAGCGTGAAGGTCGGTGACAGTCATCTTCAATATCTTCGCCAGCTCCTTGCCGGTCATTGGCCGCTTGCTGAGTTGCCAGCATGCTAATTCCTTGAAGCCATCGTTTTTGCATCCGGTGCGGCGGCGATAAAAGGGATTTTTCTTCATGCTTACTCCTGACGTACCGACCAGCCGGCACCATGGCGGCGGCTTTCGTAGTCGGTGAAGGCATCGCGCTGAATGAGTGGCGCGGTCACGATGATTTGCGGCAGCTTCGGATAGAACGCCGCCTCTTCAGCAAACTTCCTTGTCCATCGCTTAACGGTCCGCTCTGCCATCGATACGTGGCGGGGGTGAGATTTGCCATCCTTGGCAGCCTGCCATGCCGCACAACAGTCAGCGGCTATCCTTTCCAGCACCTGCTCCCTGTCAGATTTAGGGCGCAGCAATCTGGCCTCAACATGAGGGTTAATGTTTGGCATGGTGGTTTCCTGCGAGTGGGTTAGGCGGCTTGTTCCAGTTCAGACTTCCTGTCCAGATAAACTGACTGCGCTTTACTGTGCTGCTCAGTGCCGCTTAGGCTCTTGTCTGCAGACTTCCATGCCTTCTCAAGGTCGGCGATAGATGATTTCAGCGCGTACTCGGTAAAGGCAGTCAGTAGCTGCTGAGGCGTTCTGGCATCTGGTTGGTGATTACTTGTTACAGGCCTGTTTTGCTGGGTTGGTTGCTGCCTGGCTGAATTCTGCTGATTTTTATGTTCATCAGTGTCTGCGTCCTTGGAGTCATCAATGCCAAATAATCCATTCAGGCAATACTTGCGAGCATATGAGCTGGTTGCGCCGGTAACCTGCGCGGCATCCATTCCTTTCTTTGACTCTTCTTCGCGAGCCATGGCTGATGCAGTAATTTTCGATTCACCATCAGTGATGGTCGCTGTAGCCTTGACGTAGTAACGATCACCTATTGGCACAATCTCGTCAGATATTGACAGGAACAGGCCATTGAGAAGAGGCTTTACGCCTTCCAGAATGTCCTCACAGCTTCGGTATTTGTACTTCCCGAATGAGTTGTACTGATTCTTAGGCGCGTTCAGTGTTCGCTGGATATCAGCCAGCTTTGCGTAGAATTCCTTACTCATGCCAGGCCCCCATCATCATTTCCTGCTGCTCCGTGAAGTGATCGGCATTCGCTTCCTGCTGTGCCAGTTCATCTGTCATCTGCTCAGGCAGAATGGCTTTCATCATGCTGATGAAGCACTCGTCCGCTTCAATATCTGCAAGTGTCATGCTGCTCTCTCCTGAACGTTGTAGCCGCGGGCATTGAGGTATTCGAAGATTTCCCGCTCATCAATCTGACCAAGCAATTCCTTTGCGTTGATGTCATCAAGCATCACTTCCTCGGCTGTGATGGTGATTTCCCCGGGCCGCACTCCGCACTTTGTCGTGAAGTACGCGCACTGAAATTTGATGTTCATGGTTTAACCGACCTCCGAAGTAACCGCATTGCCATCGCCCAAAGCGGGGCATCTCCAGTCAGCTGAGCCAGCCGGCAAAGCTCTTGAGCGCGATTGAAGTAACGAGTTTTCATTTAAGGCCTCCCGGGCTGGTTCAGAATGTCGATTAGGCTGCGGAATGACTTACGCAGACGTTCGGTAAGTCGTGAAAGCTGGGACGGGTAAAACTGAGCGGAGCCCACAATGGCCCCGCCCTCGATGGCATAGTTCATCGTGGGTTCCTTGGGTTTGGTCTGGATTGATTAGTAGGTGATGCGGATGGCGCTGACTGCGCCCTTAGCGATAGCTGTTATGCACGCCTTGGCGCATTCTTCCGGTACGCCAGCGGCAACCAGATCGGCCAGAGCTTTGTTATTCACTGTCTTGCGGTGCTCAATGTCAGCTGCGCGGGCGGCTGCCTCATCGGTAATGCGTTTTTCTTCAGCCAGGCGAGTGGCTTCTTTCTGGCCGGCTTCCTGTTTTTCACGTTCTGCTGTAGCCAGTTCTTCCTGCTGTCTTTCAATCGTTTCAGCCGTGGACAGCAACTGCTTGATTTGTTCAATGGCTTGTTGCTTGGCATTTTCAGCAGCACCAATCAAAGAGCCAAATCTTTCATCGATGGGCCACGCGACAGTTTCAGTGAGTGTGTCTTTGATGCACTGAATTGTGCCACCCTGACGAACGCCTGAACGTCCTGACCGCGCGATGATTATCTGGTGCTGAATGCCGCTAATTTCACTCAGGGCATCTTGATGCTGCTGATGCTCACGAGCCTGCTGTTGCTCGGCTTCCTGCCTTGCCTGCTCGATAGCCTGCCGCTTAATCTCTTCCTCACGGGCAACGCGCTGGCGTTCTGCTTCGGCTTTGGCTTCAGCTGCGTCCCGGTCGAATTTGTCATTGAGCAGAAGGGCGATTTCGTGATCTGATTCGAACTGCTTTTTCAGTGCTTCAGCGGCGGCCAACTCTTCAGCTGCGATGCGCTGGCGCTCTTCCTCAGCGGCCTTTTCAGCAGCAATCCTTTCCTGCTCAGCTTCCCACTCGGTAAGTGGTCGACGGACTTCATCCTTAAGTGCATCCAGGCGTTCGCGCACAATGCGGCGCTGTTCATCAATTTGCTTTGGAAGCTCCTTTAACTCAGCTACAACGTCCTTGCCTACGCCGTCGATGTAAGTTTTTGACCGGGCCACTTTGTTAGCCATGGAGCCAATTGCTTTGCGGCTGGTAACAGTGCTGAGGTCAGGCACAAAAAGGCGAACCTCCCTCTCAATGTGCTGAATGATTTCTTCAATACGGGTCTTGTCCTTGAAAACTGACAAAGCGTCCGCTTTTTCAATAACAACCAAATCCGTTGTTTCGCTCATATTCCTCTCCTGTGGGCATAAAAAAGGCCTCCGGAGAGGCCAAGCTGAACAATAACGGCCAACACCACCTTGTCTAAAGCGCGTTGGTTGATGACTGGGCGCCATCGAAATGCCCTCAAGCCGAAGGCATTGCGGTGTCACTCAGATGGTGCTGGGTAGGCGCACCACTCCCTGATTTTCACATCCTCGTGGTCTATTCCATTAATCTGGAAAACCCATTGAAAATCGCCAGTAGGTATACCGCCCATCCCCATCCATAAAGCACGCCATGCGATAAGCACGCCCTCACCGTTAAGGTCATTCACCAATACCTGCTGATTGGCCTCTGGTAGGGACTCACTGCATTTAATCCACTCCATCACTATCTCCTTTCCACCTCTCAAACTGGTCTTTGTTCATCTGCTGGCTGATTACCTTGCCTGCAAATACCCCTTTACCTTCTGTTAAATCAGCACGCCAATGACAGCCACAGGCCATCTGTGTGACGCGCCATTTACCGTCTTTGCGGTCGACTATCATGGTGTGCTCCGAAATTCAGGCGTAAAAAAAGCCGCTTATGCGACCTTCACAAATAGTTCCAATACGTTTAGCGCTGCTCTGGGTCGGTCATTGCACATCGAGCGTATGACTTCCTTAAGCTCGCGTGGCTTCATGCCTCGCTTGTCTGCGTGGTGCTTTAGCAGCTGTTTATCTATCATTCCAAATTGAATCCACGCTTCCTTACGGGCTTCTTCATTCAGGAATCTTGCGTCCTGAAATTCTTTGGCTTTACGCTTTGCCTCAGCAGCAAGGTGGCCATCCAGTTCCTTATGGAAATTGCCGCGCTTATCCAGTGGTAAGTTTAATATTCCGTGGTCAAGTGCCATGAATCACCTCAAATAAGTGGAATGCTGCACCCACGCTGTTTCTGCTTGGCATTTGTGAGCTGTCCGTATGGGTTATTCACCTTGCGGTACTCAGGATTCTCGCGAGTCACGCCTTCAGGAACTGGCCTGCTGCGCATCTTCATCTTGTAGTCAGTGCTGCTTACTGCCTTCTGCACCTTATTGCTGCAACCAGAAGCGATTACAGCGACTTTGCGGCCCAGCGCCTCATCATCACGACGCTCTGCAACCTTCGCTGCTCTGCGTGCTTTGTAGCGGCTTTTAGCTGTGCCTTGCGGCTTAGGTTCTTTCCAGATGATTACTGTCATGCAAAAACCCCATTAGTTGCCTTACGCATATCGTCCAGCTTTAGCCAAACGCGTACTGATACTGGACGCTCACTTGGTAAGCATTTGACCGCAAGTGGAAATTCTTCCGTGAGGTCGTTGAAGAGATTTCTATAGCCGTTACGTGAATATCGTGCAGCGCGCTGGCGATACTCACTGCGCATTGCTTTGAACTGATGCTTGTTCATGATTGACCTCCGGGTTAGATGATTTTGGTGGAAAGGTGAGTGTGGCGTTGTGGGTCGCATCGCAGCAGCCCCGACCGCCATCCCGATTCGCTCATGGTCTGCGTACCAATCTGCGTTACTTTTAGGCTCGGTCACCCTTCCACCAAAATCATCTGATTCTGGCCCCGCCGGTTAGAGCGGAGAGCAAATTGTTAAATTGACTGCGTTCCGTGTCGTACTTCTTCAGCGTCCTGCCGATGGAAATAACTGTACAGGCAAAACTGTATTCAGTAAACAGGTAAAACTGTAATTTTAATCGGATTGGCTGTATTTAAATGAAATTAAACAGAAAAAATATTTCTATAGGCGTAAAAAAGCCCGCACTGAGCGGGCTAATTTATGGTCTGGGTAGGTTTATCTGTGCCTGTGGCGGGTGACTGCGTACCAAAACACGAACCCAACGAGGCGAATTTTGTTGGCATCCTCACCCTGATAGTACTCATCAGGGTACTCATCTGTGTTAAACGATCTGAGCCTGATCCCTCCGCCTGGCTGGCGATAGAGCATTTTGACGCGAGCCATGCCTTCATGATCTATGGCGTAAATCTCGCCATCCTTAATATCTTCCACGCTGGTATCAATAGCGACAGTGGCGCCATCAGGCAGCACCGGATCCATGCTATTTCCCCAAACTGTCATGCACGCAGCATCCTCAGGCTTAACGCCGAGCTTCCTGAGGCTGTGGCGGGAAAACTTCAACTTACGGCCTTCGCAATCTAGTTCAACCACTCTTCCATCACCTGCAGCGAGCTGTGCTTCCTTAAAGAACGGCAGATATACGTCATCATCACTTTCGTTAGGCTCTTCGTCATCCCACATTGAGATGCCTTCCATCGCGTCTGCGTTGGATTCCTGAACTCCAGTTTTAAGCCATTGCGCGGAGCACTGTAGAGCTGTAGCCAGCTCGAAAAGTTTACGAGGGTTCTTTGTCTGACCCTTCTCTATATCAGCAATAGACTGCTGCTTGATTCCAACCTTATCAGCTAATTCTGTCTGGGTTAACCCCAGCGCCTCACGCCTAGTTCTAACTCTTTCTGCGAGGCTCATAGCCCTCTCCTGGTGAATAATAAACACTAAATTTTCACAGTTAATACTGTATTTGACAAACAGGCTAAACTGTAGTTAAATACAGGTAAAACTGTAGGAGAACGGTATGAAACAGGAAAACACCATCTCCCAGCGGGTAAAGCAGCGACGTAATGACATTGGCCTCACCCAGGCTGAAGTCGCTGAACTGGCAGGGATCACCCAGCAGTCCTACCAGCAGATCGAGGCCGGAGAAACTAAACGTCCTCGCCACCTACTGGAGATTGCACAAGCACTGAGATGTACCGCTACCTGGTTGATGTTCGGCGAAGAACCTCAAACAGCAGCATAAGCAATACCGCTCTTTATACAATCAGGCCGCCCGTCTAACCACAGGCAAACATCAATGTGACACCACAAGGTGATCGCATAACTATATAAATCTATGGAGATAGTAAGAAATGGAACACGCAACATCACGCAAATCAGGAAGTATTGCGTTTATCGGTCGCCACCTTCTGGCCACCGCTCACCAGGCATTATCCAACACCCGTCAGTCAGTGGTTGCCAGGCTGCTTGAAGTAGCTGACTCAACCATCCTCAGAAGAACCGAAAAATACCCGGAAATTATGGAAACTCTCGCCGCCTGCGGTGTAGAGGATTTTGTGATGTCTGGAGAAAGGAAAATGCCGCTGGAACATTACCGGCATCTGATCTGGATACAGCTGGAATATTCGCGGCTGCAGTTGGAAATGACAAAAGAAAAACCGCAAGAGAGCCCGAACTCTTTTGCGGCTTAGTGCGAATGACTGGATCAATTCACAGGAGTAATTATGACATCGCTTTCAATTTTGTACAAAGGTAAAGATAAAAACGGGACCGGGACGAAGGTAAACAAAACCTACATGGTTCCAATGCATGAGCTTTACGTCGAGCCAGGTTACAACGTTCGTGAAATAGACCAGGCACACGTGGAAGAATTTCGGGATGCGTTCATTGCGGGTGAGTTTGTCCCGCCGCTGGCGGTTCAGGTCACCGATCAGGGTGTCAAGGTAATCGACGGCCATCACCGGTATTACGGCGCAAAGCTGGCCACCGAATCCGGTACCGAAATTCCACGCCTGGAGTGCAAAGACTTTGTTGGTACGGAAGCCGATCGTATTGCCTTCATGGTCACCAGTTCTCAGGGTAAGGCCTTGGCCCCCCTTGAGCGTGCGGCCGCTTATCTGCGGCTGAGCAATCAGGGATGGGAAACAGCTGAGATAGCCAAGAAGGTAAAGCGCAGCGTTGCTGATGTTGATCACCACCTTCAGCTGCTGGAATGCGGAGATAGCCTGATTGAAATGGTCAGGGCTGGTGAGGTGGCTCCAACTACGGCGGTTGCCCTTTCCCGCCAGCACGGAACACACGCAGCCGCAGTCGCTGAGATTCAACTGGGCAAGGCCAAAGCATCTGGCAAGACCAGGCTTACCAAGTCAGCGGCAATGCCTCAGTTCGGCGCTCACAAGGCACGTCGACTGGCTGAATTGCTGGTAGATGCTGAGTTCGATGTTGATGGTGGTTTTCATCAGCTGATCCTCTCGCATGGCACCGTTGAGGAAATCAAACGCATCCTCGCTGAATACCGATCTGGCATCAGCGCCAACACAGGCCAGGAGAAATCATGAACCTCGCCTATTCCAACGTAACACCATTACGGCCTGACAAGGCTGCTGACAGACCGGAGGCAACCGGTAAGGGGTTTGCCTTGCTGCACAGAAAAATAATGGAACTGCCTTTCTACAGGACGGATTCTGATGCTGTTCATCTGTGGATTCACTTCATCCTTTCTGCCAACCACGCGCCTGGCCCGGTAGCGACCGAGTTTGGTGACTTGCTGTGCAGGAGAGGGGAATTCATTACCGGGCGGCATACCCTGGCACAGGAGACGGGAATTGACCCTAACAGGATTAAATACCTGCTTCTGAAGTTCGAAAAATTGGGGATGATCAGCAAGGAATCGAACAAGAAATTTTCGAAGATTCTGGTCACAAAATACGACGATTATCAGCAAAAAGTTGTGCCAACAGATTGCCATCAAAGTGCCAACGCAATCCCACTCACAGCAAGGGCTGGCGGGGAGGTCGTCCCAACAGATTGCCATCAAAGTGCCACAAACAATATAACATCTAATACTAACGTATTAGATTCTAGTCAGAGAATTTCCCCTCCTGCTGTCCAGCAAGAAAAACCTCAACGACCTGAAGCAGCCATTCAATCATCGAAAGGTGACAAGTGGGGAACTGCTGACGATCTGAAAGCGGCCGAGTGGATGTTCGATGTTGTGAAGGCAATCGAGCCTTCTGCAAGAAAACCCGCCTTTGCAGGATGGGCAAATGACATCCGGCTGATGCGCGAAAAAGACGGCCGCGACCATCGCGACATGTGCAGCCTGTTCCGCTGGGCCAGCCAGGATAGTTTCTGGTGCGGCAATGTTCTGTGTCCTGCAAAGCTTCGTGAGAAGTGGTCGCAGCTGGCAATCAAACGCGACAAGGCGAAATCCGGTACCGGAACTGGCAAGCCTGTCCTGGACTTCAACAACACTGACTGGGCAGAGGGGTTACAGCTATGAGAAATCTGGTTACGGCCATCCAGAACCGTGATGGCAAATCACTTCAGCAGATGTACGCGCCTGAAAAGCCTGCCCAGCAGGTACCAGAGCAGGCGATCAAGATATTCAACGAACTGTTCCGGGAGCTTAAAGCGGCATTTCCCGCGCTGATGGCAACTATCAAAGAGCAGGATGACCTGAATGAGCTGCGCCGCCAGTGGGTGCTGTCATTCGCTGAAAACGGCATCACCAGTATGGACCAGGTGAAGGCCGGGATGAAGATCGCCCGCCAGCAGGAAACGCCGTTCCTGCCGTCGCCCGGCCAGTTTGTCGCCTGGTGCAATCAGGGTGAAGCAAGCCGCCATGGCCTGCCTGATTCTGATGAGCTTTACGACATGGTGATGACCTACAGCGCGCGGCGCGGTGATTTCTCGACACCTGAAGCCTACCCCTGGCCAAACAATCCGGCCTACTGGATGGTGACAAAGCTCTATTCGGAAATGCGATCACTGAACCTGACCGATCCAGATTTGCGAAAGCGCTGCGCCAAAGAGCTGAAAACCATGTCCCGCCGCATTCAGGCCGGCGAACCAATCCCGGCACCGGTAGTGCAGATTCCAAAGCTACACATCCCGGTTAGCAATGAGAAAGGCCTGGATAAAATCGCTGAGATTCGCAGCAAGCTTGGTTTGGGCCAGCCAGCGCGTAAGGGAGGGGAGTGATATGAGGCAGTGGATTAAATGCAGTGAAAAATATCCCGAGCCACAAGAGTGGGTGCTGGTTTATTCAAAGTGGGCTAATCAGCAGGTGATTTGCTGGGACAACATCTCAGGGAAATGGACTGACTTCGACGAGCAGGCCTACCACAAAGAAATGTTCAGCCACTGGCAACCACTCCCATTACCACCGGAGGCCTCATGACCAACAACGATGAGCTTGAGCGGCAGGCGTTTCAGAATTGGTGGCGGACTCAGCGTAAGGCGTGCCAATTTGCAAGGATGGGTAACGCGAATGGGAAATACCATTCCAAGCCGGTACAGCAGTCATGGGAAGCCTGGCAGGCCCGCGCAAAGCAGGAGAGCAATCATGACTGAAGAGTTATGCAGGGCGAAGTTCGAAGAAGAGTTCAAACGCCGGCATTGCAACATACCGGCATCAAGCATGAAATTAATGCTCGAACAATATAACCATGGGACTGATTTGAATCCTGATATTGGATATTGGTCGGAAGTGGCAAGAGAGGCTTGGGATTGGTGGCGTTTAGCATGGCAGGCCGCCTGGAACACCCGCGCTGAGATGGAGAAGAGTGATGACTGATTACAGCAAGCTACCTGATAAAGAAATCAATCGCGCTGTGGATAAGGCATTGGGTCACGCAGTTTATGGCGATATGGAAGGGCTGGCGTCAGCAAGAACTCCAGACGCAGTGCATGTGGTTACTGATGAAGGCGACAGCATGGTTGATTACTGCAACTCATGGGCTGATGCCGGGCCGATTATTGTAGCCAGCAGTATCTCACTGCATGCGCCATCCTTCAGAGAGGGTTGGATGGCAGAATTTACAGGCAATGATGAAGATGTAAATGATGGTTTTGAAGGTGACTATTTTGAATCACGACATCAAAACCCGCTTCGCGCCGCGATGATTATCTTCCTGATTATGAAGGAGTCTAAAAATGACAGCTGAAGTTATCCCATTAAAGCGCCCCGACCACGCACAAGGTGTGAAGGATGCACTGACATTGCTGAAGGTGCTTGTCCTTGGCGGCCACAGCCTGATGACCATCAACGATGTGATTTTGAAGGCGGAAGACAGCCTGGCTAAGTTGCAGGAGCAGAACACCCGGAGGTAAGCCGTGAAGCAAACATTCGTGTTGCGTGACAGCAACATCCGACAGCACATCATCAGCACCATCCAGCAGTTACCCGCCAATACCTCCAAGCCATACCAAATCGTAATCCAGGAAGACACCAGAAGCCTCGCGCAAAACAGGATGCTGTGGTCATGCCTGAATGACGTCTCACGCCAGGTCATCTGGTATGGGCGAAAGATGGACTCCGAAAGCTGGAAGCATGTTTTCAGCGCCAGCCTGAAGAAACAGGACACGGTACCGGGTATCGATGGGGGATTTGTCGTGCTGGGCCAGTCAACAAGCAAAATGCGCGTCAGTGAAATGCGGGACCTGATAACCCTGATTCACGCATTCGGCGCCAACCACAATGTAACTTTCAGCGATGAATCAGCCCGTACAGCAGAGTGGGCCGGTCGCTTTGGAGATGCAGCATGAGCAAAGTAAAAGTGGCAATCAGTGAAGCGTTGGAATCAGGTGAATGGCTTACCGCCAGCGAGATTACAGCCAGGACCCAGTTTGCAGGCCCATCGATAAAAGTAACCCTGTCCAGGATGTGCTCTGACAGCCTGGTTATCAGCAAAGACAATCCTCAGGTCATAGGCGGGTTGCTCTACAAAAAAGGCATCGTCAATTCTGGTTTCGGCATTGGAAACATCACCCAGCTGGACAAGCTTCTCCGCGAGGTCAGGCCATGAGAAAAGGTAGATATGAGCATTACACGCGTGAGGATGCGGCCAAAATCGCAAAGCTCAGGAAGTCAGGTCTAACGTGGGGCGTCATTTCAGAGCGGCTCGGCATCTCGAAACGAACATGCTACAGCCTGTGGGAGAAAGCCAGATGAGCAAATCATGGTTCCACCACCCAGACTGCACCACCGAAGAAGCAAACCAGTTAATCCTCAGCTACAACGCCCGCAACATCAAAACCGAAAAGCACCTCGCCGCCGACTACAAGTCCTGGACGGTTTCGGCATTGCTGCCAGAAACCAAATACGAACCTATCCCAAGCAAGCGATGGGAGCAGCCGATATGGAGCAGGTTATGAAACTTACACCAAAGCAGCGAGGAATCTTGCGCATGAAATTTGGTGGTAGCTGCGCATACTGCGGTTGCAGCCTGCCGGAAAAAGGGTGGCACGCCGACCACGTTGAAGCAGCATTACGCAAATGGGAGTTTGGCCCGCGCCGTGAAGATGGCACGCGAAGAACAGTAGCAACTGGCGAGCACTGGCGACCAGAAAACGATGTGATGGAAAACCTATTCCCGGCATGCGCCCCATGCAACCTTTTCAAAGCTACTTTTACCCTGGAAATATTTAGAAAGCAGGTTGCAGAGCAGACTGAGCGGGCGAGGCAATACAGCGTCAACTTCAGGACAGCAGAGAGATTCGGGCAGTTGCAGGTGACGCCATCACCCATAGTTTTCTGGTTTGAAAAATATCGGGAGGAAGTCAATGAAACAGCCGCCTGACCCACTTTGCGCCAACTGTGGAATCCCTCTGTCACCTGATGAATGCCACGTCTGCGACGAGTGTGCCGCGTTCTATGAAATGACCGATCCCAATTTCAGAATGGAGGATGAAGATGGCAACAGTCATCAAGCCGCCGAAAGCTCGTAAATGCAAATGCTGCCCCACCAAGTTCACACCCCGCAACAGCCTTCAGACCGTCTGCTCTCCCAAATGTGCAATCCAACTCGCTAACCAGCTATCCGATCGCAAACAAAAGCGACAGGAGAAAGCTGAGCGTGCCGCATGGAACAAGCGCAAAGCCGATGTTAAGCCGTTAAGCCACTGGCTGAAGTTAGCTCAGCAGGCCTTTAACGAGTTCATCAGGACGCGGGATGCAGAGGATTTATGCATAAGTTGCGGGAGGATGCACGACGGTCAGTGGCACGCAGGCCATTTCAGAACGGTTAAGGCGTCACCAGAAACAAGATTTGATGAAGATGGGTGCCATAAGCAGTGCATGCCATGCAACCACCACCTCAGCGGAAATATCACAGGATACAAGCCGAACCTGATTGCCAAAATCGGGCAAGAAGCATTCGACCGGTTGATAGGACCGCATGAGTTGAAAAAGTGGACGCGGGAAGAGCTTCAGGAGCTGGCGGCGCATTACCGGCAGAAAACCAGAGAGTTGAATAAAAACAGAGAGGCAGCATGAAACCAATCGACCATTACCGGCTGGCTATGTATCTGCAGACGCGAAAGCAACTTGAGAATCGCCTGGCAGAAGTGAACAGCAAAATAGAGCGCGTTCAGTATCACTCCCGTAGCCGAAAGCCATTAGGCCAGCGCATTTTAAATTGGTGGTTCGCATGATCGACTACCTTCAACAAAAATGGCGTCACCTCCGGCTCTACCGCACCCGCAACACCTTTCCGATTGACTACCGAATCCTCCGCAACACAGCAAAGCTAATGGGAGCCAGAAATGAGAATAGAGCGTGACTATCAGCAAATCGTTCGCCTCGCTGGGGTACGGACCGCCGCTGACATGCGCAGGCTATTCGGAACCGGCTGGAAGACCATCAACCGATCGCAGCAGGCATGGATTCGCAATCTCCTGACCGTATGGGGTGATCACCTTTCGGGTGATGAGTATGAGCGTGGTGAAATCAACGTGCTCGGCAGGCTCATGATGCGCTGTGAATGGAGTGAGCAGAAAGCCAGGCAGATAGAGAGGGTAGTCACAGAGCTTCACTGTGAAGGCTACAGAGGGGAAGAATTACTCCGTAAAGCCCGTGACATCCTGGTCCCACAATCATCAGCCGGCAACATCATCGCTCTCGCCAAAGAATCAGATGATGCTGCCTTCATGGAATCGGTAATCGTGAAAACGTTTGGACGGGATAACCCGATCCGCTCTGTAGCCAGATTACGATACTGCAAATGCAAGAGCGCGCAAAACATCGCTCAGTCGTTAATTTTCTTCACCGGCGTAACACCGAAAGAGGCCCGCAATAGAATGGAATGGGCGCAAGATATCCTTGAAGGAGAATTGTATTACGCTGTGAAGCGCGAAATGGAGAAGGAATGTTCTGCATTAGCAGCCTGATAGCACGAATAGCTAAAGACATTGGGCAATAAACCTGGCTAAATACAGCTATGCTCGGGAAGTAAAGCGAACTGAGCGCGGTGGTGCTGAAATGAAGCGTCACAAAGAAGCCTCGGCCTTAACGGTTGGGGCTTTTTTGTTATCAGAATAGTAAAAGTTATGAGCAAATCATTATTGGTTATGTGTATCATTAAAAAACTTGTATTTATGATTTAAAGGTTAAAAATGAATCGCTTACTCATTACGCCAATAATATTCACCATTCTCTTAGTCTCTTCTTGTCGCTCACATTCGGTAACCAGCCCACATGATGAAGAAAGTCAGCAGTCGCATGATTCTGCCATAACTCAAGATGGCAGATTGTCCATGACACTTACAAATGAATCATTGATATATTCTTTAGATAAGGGGGAGATACAGAGGTGCTCGCAGGTTAGTGAGAGGGGCCCGCAAGTTAACTCTCAAGGCGTTCAACAGATGGTGAGGTTGTTCTCGTGTGATAACGGCAATTTTTTCGCTATGAATATATTTAAGTCTGATTATCCTACACAAGTTCATGTTTTCGATAGCAGCCAAAAACGTATTTATACCAACATCATTAGCGAAGCGTACTGATCAGGGCTTAGGCTGCCTTCAGGTGGTCATTATGAATTATTAGCACCAGTAATCGACTCAGATTGTGAGCCGAATAACCAATTTAATCGGCTCACTTCGGTGGGCCTTTTCACGTTTTAGCGCCTCCCGAATCAAAAATGAATCCCTCCTGTGTGAAGTCGGGACGGCGCTTTTTTAATGCAAAAAATCCGCACTGTGGCGGATTCACTTCGGTTGACTACCCCAACGGCAAGGCGGTGCTTTTTCTCTCGACAAGAAAGAGTTTACCCGGACTTGTTCAGTTCACAATGTAACCAATTCCTAAATTGGACAAGTCCCCTTATGCGGGGGTGGAAATGAAAATGCCATATAAATCCGATCCGGGCTTAATTGCCGCGCTGATTGCATTGGGCATGACGGTGTTCGGCTCGGTGGCGGCGTATGCCTACAAAGTATTAAGCGGAGATGCCTTCAGCTGGCGAACCTTGTGCCTGCAGATGATCGTCTCTGTCTTCGCGGGATTCCTGATGATGCTGTTAGCCACCTACTGGAACTGGCCTCAAGAAATTACAGGGGCTATTTGTGGTATGGCTGGCTGGTCTGGTTCATCACTAATCAAAACCCTTGAGAAGCGTTTCCTGCAAAAAGCTGCGGGTGATGCGGGAGTTGCCGAATGATCACCCGTGACCAGTTTCAGCGCGCAGCCGGCATTTCTCAGCAGCTGGCAGATAAGTGGTATGGCCCGCTTTCAGCGGCAATGCAGGAATTCGGCATTGATACCGCAAAGCGCCAGGCTTATTTCATTGCACAAATCGGTACAGAGTCAGGCGGATTCACTTCTGTGAAAGAAAGTCTGAATTACTCGGTAGCCGGACTATCAATTTTTGGATCACGACTGACCGCAGCACAGCGCGAACAGCTCGGGCGCAAGCCTGGCGAACTGGCGTTATCGCCTGAACGTCAGATGGCAATTGCCAATATCGTTTACGGCGGCCGCTACGGCAATAACCTGAATGGTGATGGCTGGAAGTATCGGGGAAGGGGACTGAAGCAGGTCACGTTTCGCGATAACTATGCTGCGTGCGCCAGAGCGCTTGGTCTCGATTTGGTCAACAACCCTGACTTGCTACTTACCGATGAGAATGCGGCCCGATCGGCTGGTTGGTTCTGGAAAGCCAATAACTGTAATCAGTTCGCTGATGCAGGAGATATTTCCGGGCTGACAAAGCGGATTAACGGGGGCAGCAACGGTCTTGATGACCGCAAGGCCAGAACCAAAATAGCCCTGGAGGTACTGACATGACCAGCAGAGCAAGAATGGCCCGTTACAGCCGGTATATCCCGATCGTCTTCGCCGCCATCATCGTGGGATTCGTGTGTAAGCTCTGGTACGACAACATCAACCTTGCCGATCGCAACAACCGCATTCGCACACAGTTCATTCAGGCTAACGAGCGCAACATGAAGTTCGCTGACCAGATGGCTCCTATAACTAAGCGCCTGGACAGTCTGGCCACAACTCTGGATGAAGAATCGCGCCGTCGGTCAACCGCCGAAGCCCGAGCCAACTCGCTGCAGAAAGAGAATGAATTCCTGCGGAACAGCAAGCAGTGCTCAATCTCTATCGATCCGGGCGCGGCAGGTAATGGCACTGATGACCCCAACACAGTGATTATCCAGGCTGGCCCACCGGAGAAAGAAGATGGCGTGGTTAGTAAGTAACTGGAAAGCGGTGCTGATTGGTGGGCTGATGCTGATGTGCGTAGGTTTCGCCGCTGAGGCTAACCGGCAATCCACCAGGGCAGACATTGCCAGGAAGGATGCTGATGCCCGGCAAGAGACCATCAACGATATGCAGCGCCGGCAGAAAAGCGTTGCTGCACTGGATGCCAAATACACACAGGAGTTAGCTGATGCTAAAGCCACTATCGATCAGCTTCAGCATGATGTTACTGCTGGCAAGCGTCGGTTGCAGCTCAACGCCACCTGCCCGAAGCAATCCACCTCCGGCACCGCCAGCATGGATGATGCAGCCAGCGCCAGACTTACTGACTCCGCTCAACGGGATTATTTCACCCTCAGAGAGCGAATCGAAGTTGCAGGAAAGCAAATAGCAGGCTTGCAGCAGTACATCACTGAGCAATGCCTGAAGTGATCAGCAATGGTCGCATTACGACTCAGGGGGATGATGAATCATAAATTTTGCTTCACTAGGATTAATCCTAACGGTAGTGTGTAACCTCACTTATGAAAAGGAGGTTGTGATGTCACTAAATAAATTGACAGAGCTGCAAGATGTCAAAGATATAGAGAAAGCATTAATTGATGAACGAGTGGCTAAATTTAAGCTTCATCGATCTCAATCGCTAATTAATCTTCTAAACGAAATGAAGGCTCATTTAATGAGCCAAGGTTTCGAAATAGAGTTGCATTCAGGGCCAAGTCGCGGATTTACTGCCAACTACAAAGGCCTTTTAATCAATGTTCTTTCATCAAAGGATGATGAACAATTTTTTGGTGCTGACTATGCCATTGACCTCACTAGTGGAAAGGTCAAAGGGCAGGTTACTCTTTCTGTTGGGCGAAATGATGGCGTTGAACCACCATCAAAAGGCGACGTTGACAAACAAATCGATGATTACAAAAGTCGCTACATCCCAGCATTGAGAGAAAAAGCTAATGAGCCATTCAACTTAAATCATAGGATTGAGTTGAAAATGCCTGATGCCTCACCAAAAGTTGCCCTCAAAAATGGTGCCGAAGCTATAGATAGATTTTCTGAAAAGTTAATTTAGTTTTCGTTAACCGCCTTCGGGCGGTTTTTTATTTTCTGGAAAAGTCATGCCTGACACCTACCGCATCACAGTAACCACTAAGTAAGGTGAAACTCACGAAGGCCTGATGAGCCGATCACAGCCAGAGATGGTTAACGGCTTCATCGGTATAGCCAAAGAAGACGGCTCATGGGTTTACCTTGCTCCGGACGACGTGCTCAAGATGGAGTATGTGCCGGAAGCAAGTGAAGAAAATGCCAATTAACAGGGGGGAGCATGCAGAGCGATCAACTTAACCGACCGCGACCCAAGCAAAGCTTTCTTGATGCATTCCATCCCCACATCAGCCTTACTCCTGCCAATGAAATCCACGAATGGGTTACAGAGCACATCCTCAATGAAGAGGGCTATCTTCATAACCCTGACCACCTCCATCTGCTTGAGGCTGATATCCGCTTCATGTGGGCATCGAGCGCTTTCACAAAGCAGGGTAGGACTGTGTTAGGTCAGGCTGAAGAAGTAGCTATGCGGGCAGGTGGCTGGCAAAAGGCAAGAATGCAGCAACAGATGCATGACTGGTTCGGAGATGTCCCCCGATTCATCATCACTCTTGCAGGGGATTACTGCTCAGAGTGTAGTGACCTCGACTTCTGCGCGTTGGTTGAGCATGAGCTTTATCACATCGCACAGGCACAGGATGAATTCGGCGCACCTAAATTCAATAAAGAAGGCCAGCCAGTTCTGGCCATGCGCGGACATGACGTAGAAGAGTTTGTTGGCGTTGTCCGTCGTTACGGAGCCAGTGCAGACGTTCAGCAGTTAGTGGAAGCTGCCAGCAAGCCTGCTGAAGTTGCCCACCTTAATGTAGCCAGAGCATGCGGAACATGCCTCATGAAGCTGGCTTAAGCATTTATTCAGATTGTCATGGAGGAAGCCAATGGCAGCATTATCGACAGAGGTTAAATCCTTCATCGTACAGTCTCTAGCTTGCTTCGAGCCTCCATCGAAAGTGGTTGAGCTTGTAAAGGCGGAATTTAACGTTCAGGTATCACGCCAGCAGGTGTCCCAATACAGCCCGGGCAATGCTATGGCGGAGAAGCTCAGCCAGAAATGGGTAGACCTCTTCAAGTCGACACGAGAGCGATTCCAGAACGAGATATCCGATATCCCGATCGCCAATAAGTCCTACCGCCTCCGGACCCTTGATCGGATGATGACAAAGGCCGAGAGCATGAAAAACATGGTTCTGGCTGCATCACTTATTGAGCAGGCAGCTAAAGAGTGTGGTGATGCCTACACAAACCGGCAGAAGATTGAGCACTCAGGCGGCATGGCAATAAGTTCCGTTGCCTCGGTAATGGAAGAGATAGGAGATGATGACCTGTAAGGAGCGTCTGTGTTAACTGAAAAGCAAAGACAACTTCTGAAAAACAGGTTTTGGCGTCTTAATCACCTTTATAAAATTAAGGACAAAAACGGTAAGTGCGTCACCTTCAAAATGACCCCTGAGCAGCTGGAATATTTTGATGGTATGCATGACAGGAACCTGATCCTTAAGGCTCGACAGCTGGGGTTCACGACAGAGGTATGCATAATTCAGTTGGATTTAGCCATCTTCCACAAGAAGGAATGTGCGCTAATTGCCCATACCCGTCCAGACGCTGAAAGGTTGTTCCGCAACAAAACACAATTTGCATATCAGCGGATGACCGACGACGTCAAAAAGGCTAACCCACTAATTAAAGAGACAACCAGCGAATATGTCTTTCGAAATGGTGGAAGCGTCACAGTCTCGACTTCCTTCCGTGGTGGCACGCTATACAGCCTTCATGTTTCCGAATTTGGGAAGATATGCGCTAAGTATCCCGATAAGGCTAAAGAGATCGTAACAGGCGCATTTGAGGCTGTTCCTATCGGCGGGAAGATAACCCTAGAAAGTACGGCTGAAGGTCGGGCCGGTTACTTCTTTGATTACTGCCAGACAGCTGAAAAGGCGCTTCTGCAAGACAAGTTGCTATCGAACCTGGACTGGAAGTTCTTTTTCTTCTCCTGGTGGAAGAATCCAGATTACGCAATAGACCCCGTAGAGCGCTTACCCCAGCGGCTTGTTGAATATTTCAATGAACTTGAAGCCAAGCATGGGATTGCAACTGACGAACACCAACAAGCCTGGTATCACGCCAAAGAGAAAACTCTCGGCGAAGATATGAAGCGCGAGTATCCATCGATACCTGCAGAAGCGTTCCAGCAGTCGGTTGAGGGCGCTTACTACGCCAAGCAGTTCCGCTGGCTTTACGAAAACAAACGCATTTGCACCTTGCCTGATAACTCACACCTACCGGTTCACACGTTTTGGGATATTGGTGTTGGAGATTCAACGGCTATCTGGTTCGTGCGCGAGGTTGGTGAAGAGTTTCACGTCATCGACTACTACGAAAACTCCGGTGAAGGGCTGCGCCACTACATGAAGGTGCTAAAAGACCGTGACTATGAATACGGTGAGCACTGGGGTCCGCACGATATCGAAAACCGCGAGTTCGGATCTGATGCCAAGTCCCGCAAGGAACTGGCGCGCGAAGGGTACGAAATCGACGGCCAGACCTACTCCATGACATTCAAAGTTGTGCCGAAAACTGGCGTTGATACCGGCATAGAGTCAGTGCGTGAAATCCTGCCTAAGTGCGTATTCGACGAAGAGAAGTGCGCTGAAGGCATCACCCACCTCGAGGGCTATCGCAAAGAGTGGGACGACAAGCGCGGCTGCTGGAAAGACAAGCCACTTCACGATCACACATCACACGGCTCCGATGGGTTCCGCTACTTCGCAGTAGCCAAAAATAACCGCAAGCAGGTCGGCGCCATCTTCTTCTAAGGAGCACCAGTGAGTGAATTAACAACCGAGGCGCAATTCCTCGTTAACGCCCTTACTGATGCTATAGGGCGCCAGCGCATGCTTTACGCAGGCATGAATGGCAACACCAAGAGAACAAAGCTGTGGGATGAGTTTGGCTATCCAGAGCAACTCACCTTCGATAACTTTCACCGGCAATACCGCAGGGGCTCTACCGGCTTCGCAGCCGTGCATAAGCTGCTTGATTCATGCTGGACTGATAATCCGACCATCATTGATGGTGACGAATACCGCGAATCAACCAACACAACAGCCTGGGAGAAGGCAGTTACCAAGCTGATGAAAAAGCACTGGGCGAAGATTAAAGATGCCGATCGCCGCAACATGGTTGGCCGCTACTCTGCTCTGCTGATTCAGGTCAGGGATAACCGGGACTGGCGCGAGCCGGTAGATATCGCGGTCGTCAAGCGCCTTGGATCGAAGGCTCTGGTGAAGCTAATCCCGGCATGGGAAGCGCAGATTACGCCTGGCAATACGGACGTGGACACGCATTCGGAAACCTACGGACAGCCGGTCAGCTATCACTTTAACGAGCAGCCTGTTGGTGATGACAAGGCCACTGGCAGCCCGCGCGCGGTTCAGGTGCATCCCGATCGCATCATCCTGTTATGCGAGGGCTCTGAAGATGAGAACATTCTTTCGGGCATTCCCCTTCTTGAAGCCGGATATAACGACCTGTTGGACATCGAGAAGACGAAGGGCGGCAGCGCTGAAGGCTTCCTGAAGAATGCCAGCCGTCAGCTGGGAATCGCTTTCGACAAAGAGACTGATATGGCCAGCCTTAAAAAAGCAGCCATAGACGCCGGGTTTAAAGACCTGGGTGAAGCTCTTAACGAAAAAGTGGTGAAGATGAACCGGGGCACAGATGCCGCTTTGGTGATGCAAGCAGGAACACCATCGGTTCTTTCGGTCGCCGCATCGGACCCAACTCCGAGTTGGACAGTCTCAGCTAACCAGTTCTGCGCAACGATTCAATGCCCGTTCAACATCCTGTTTGGCAAGCAGACTGGCAACCTTGCCTCTGAAGAAGACAAGACAGCATGGGCTACGCGCTGCAATGGCCGCCGCTGGGGATTCATGAGTGACCTGGTGACGCGAGTCATTGAGCGCTTCTGGACTATCGGCATCATCGACCCACCTTCAACCGGTGAAGTAAGCCTGACATGGTCTGATTTGCTCGCCCCAAGTGAGAAAGAAAAGCTAGCAAACATGGATAAGATGGCGGACGTGGCCGTGAAAACACAGCAGGCGTATGGCACACCAAGCATTGACGAAAACGAGATCAGAGCCGTTGGTGAGCTTGAGCCACGTAAAGCGCCAGAAACGCCTGACCCAAACAAAAAACAAACCGATAAGGACCCGCTGACAGATGACGACGACAGCGACGACCCGAATCGGGACACCGATAGTTCCGCGCAATAAAACCGATCCCACGCAATCAGCCAGCCAGGTTGGCCGGATGTATCGTGACATTGAGTCGCGCTACCTCGATATCAAGCGCGCCCTGAAGGCGTTATTCGATGAGCGGTTAACCGGCCGGGTTAGGGAATCTAACGCTGAGCAAACCTATCTGGTCTGCAACAACGTGGATTCACCCGCCACGCTTTACCAGTGCAACGCTGGCACGTACATCTACGACATGACAGCCATTCAGCTTGCTGACCTGCTGCAGCGCGTACAGGTGATTCTGGATGATGCGTTGCTTGATGGTGGCAGCCAGAACTTGTGGGCATTCGATTATGTTGGCGCGGAGTATGAGCGCGGCACGCTTAACGCCTTCACCAACTTGGCGGTTCAGTCGCCGGTATATGCACAGCAAACCACGTTAATGCAGCTGCTCAGCACTGCGGCCTATCAGAATCAGATAGCCGCAGCTTATGTTGCAACCTACAGCGATTGGGTAGGCATCAGCGACACAGCGCGCGCCGACCTGGCTAATGTGATATCCGATGCGATCGGCAGGGGAGTTAACCCGCGAGAAACAGCCGGCATCATCAGTAAGCGTCTCGATGTCTCAATGGCGCAGGCCAAGAGCATTGCCCAGACAGAGCAGGTTGGAGCGCTGCGTAAGGCTCAATGGCAGGAAACGGACTGGGCAAAGGAAAGGCTGGGCCTTAACACCGCGATCCTCTGGCTGTCGGCGCTAAAGCCTACAACACGAACCTGGCACGCGTCACGGCACGGACGCACCTACACCACTGAAGAGGTTGAGGCGTTCTACGCAGAGCGCGGCAACCGCTATCACTGCTACTGCGCCAACATCCCGGTAATTCTGGATGAGCACGGCAAAGTGGTTAATGAAGGTTTGGTCAGCAGATTGGCCGAAGAGCGTAAGCAGTGGAAAGCTGAATCTAATTAGTGCTATATAGCATCATCATAATTTCATGGCATTAATAAGATGAGCATATCTCCGCAGGAAGTTGGGTTATACATCCTCACTCTCGTTGGCCCAACAATAATTGGCATATCTGTAGCTGGCTTTACTGCGCATATCGCATTGAAACGCTTTCATAGCGAAAAGTGGTGGGAGAAAAAGCATAAAGCATATGGCGAATTGATAGATTTATTGCTCGAAATGAAAGCAATTTATTGGGCTGCATCATATCACTATGAAAGAATAGACAGAGCATATAAGGAGTTATCTGAAATTCAAGATTGTTCCTTCGATTGGAGTCATTTTATAGAGTTACAACAACAACTGAGAAGGTCTTTTGTATTGGCTCCAATCTCTGTCAGTGAGATAACGGAAAAACATATCACTTGGTTCTTTGAATTGCATGCCAGCTCAGAAGAAATGATTCACGAGGAGGGCTATCCAATGCAGGCCGCTTACAGCGATATGGCTGTTGATGTTGATAATATAATTAGCTCGATTGTTGAAGATGCAAAAAGAGAATTAAAATTTAAGTGACATAAAAGTTTCCAGTTGCCCGCTCCGGCGGGTTTTTTAATGCCTGAAATCCACCAATGAGGACACAGCATGTCACGCATCTGCGTAAACGTGCTGTCGGTCATCAACTCCGCTTCAAACATCACCACTGAAACCATTAATGGCGCAGAGCACATCGTCGTGAAAAACGTCGTGCCTGTCCGTGACGGCATTGTGCTGAACGGCGGATTGTACCCGGCAGAAGAAAACACGAAGGGCTACAAGAGCCTTGAAGATAAACCCATGCCATATGGTCACCCCAAAGTCGATGGTCGCCACGTCAGCGCCAGCAACGTCAGGGCAGTGAATGAATACCACATTGGCGCATACACACGAAACGTAAGAAAAGAAAACGGCCAGGTTTTGACTGATGCCGTCATCAACCGACGTTTTGCTGAAGGTTCTGAAAAAGGGCGCAAAGTTCTGCAGCGCCTTGATGACATGGCGGCAGGAAAGTCTGTCGAGCCCATCGGCATCTCAACTGGCCTGCTGCTAAACCGCATTGAGGCAAAGGGAGAGTCAAACGGTAAGCGCTACACATGGATCGCCACCAATCAGGTTTATGACCATGTGGCCATCCTTCTCGACGAACCGCCAGCCGGAACTCCAGAAGAGGGGATTGGCATGTTCGTTAATGCCGAAGGTGATGAGGTCCAGGTAGAAACGGTAAACCTCGCGGATTCAGATACGCCAGACCCGCAAGACCCAGCATTAAAGCAGATGTTCAACCACTTCATGGCGTTTTTCAGCGCCAACAATAAGCCCGTCAAAGAGGAAGCAAACCCGATGAAAGAACTCATCACCAATGCGCTGAAAGCGAAAGGCAAAGAGGTCGAAGGTAAGACCGAGGCTGAGCTGATGGATGCGTACAACCAGATGGTCGCCGAAGATGTCAAAGCGAAAGCTGACGCTGATGAAAAGGCGAAGAAAGAAAAAGAAGAGGCTGAAAAGAAAGATAAGCAGCCAGCCACCAATGGTGAAGAAATGCCAGCCTGGGCGAAGTCACTTTCTGATCGCGTCGACACCGTTGTAAACAGCCTGAATGCCAACTCAGACAAAGAGAAGGGCGAAAAGCGTGCTGCCATTAAAACCAAGTTTGGCCTCGACGACATCGCGGTTAACGCGCTGGACGGCGCTGCGCTTGATGGCCTGTATGCCCAGTGCCAGACCTCAATTGGCCTGAACGGTTCTTTCCGTCAGACCGCTACCAATCAATCTGTCAGCGAAATGCCGGAGTAAATAATGGCTAAAGATGGAAAGCACGTAATTCACGCGGGCGGTGTATTCCCTAACCCACTGCTTAACCGTGAAGGCGCAGCTGCTGCTGCCACAAAGCCTGGCATCATCGGTTTCTTTGATGCTGGCAAATTCACTGCTTCAGTTGATGGTAACGAAAAGGCAATTCTCTATGTTGCCAACTACGACTACCTGCGCTGCCTGACAGTGGATGACAGTATCCCCCTGGGTGAGCTTGTTGTCGGCATCCAGCCAATGCAGGGAATGTTCCTGAACGTACGCGCGGCAGCCGGCACCTATAAAAAAGGCCAGCCGCTGTCTATCGCAAATGGGCAAGTTAAAGCGCAGGCCGCTGACGAGTCCATTCGCTGCTATGTCGAAGAAGACAAGGCATTTACCGCTGCTGCAGGTGACCTGCTGCGCGTTGTGATTAAGTAAGGAGCACCTGAATGTTTGTATACTCCCGTGCTGTCGGTGAGCGCACCGGCAACTTAGAAGTTAACCAGTCTCAGTTCGCCCAACTGCAGGCTGCCCGTCAGGAAGGTGCGCAAGCAGCTGCTGACTTCATTGGTCGCGCACGCGGCATCAGCGAAGATCGTGGTCGCCTCGATGCTGTAAACGCAGTGGACGATATCCGTCGACTGTACCGCGCCTTCGATACCACGGTATTGGCGCAGTTCGAACCAACCACGCAGTTCACGTTGCTGAATGACCTGATGCCGCTGTCTCGCTCAGTGCGCATTGAGCAATCCCGTTACGATTACGCTCGTACCGGCGGCCGTGGCTGGGCTCATACCTCGATGTCTGGCCAGATTGGCGCTGCGCTTGACGCAAAGTCCTTCACCTTCGACGGAACGATGGTCCCGGTGCACGACTCAGGCTTCAAGTTCAACTGGCGCGACCCTATCTTCAATAGCCCGTCAGCTCTCCAGTCTCAGGCCGATGCGCAGCGCGGTTCTGTTGAGGATGTGCAGCGTCAGTACGTTGACTACATGTTCAATGGCTTCCGTGACCCTGAAGGAGCCTACGTTAAGTTCGATGGCCTGACCTGGAAAGGCCTTAAGGCTGATGAGCGCGTTGCGCAGGTCTCCTTGACCTTTAACTTCGCAACCAGCACCGATCCTGTTGCGCTTCGCACCAATGCGATTGCTTTGCGCGACACCATGCGCATTACAAACAACCAGTACGCTCCGCAGACGTGGTATGTGTCAGCAGAAATCATGTCGAACTTTGAGCGCTACTTCGATGTGAATGCTACCCGCACCGTGCTGGAAGAGATCATGAAGTTGTCCGGCATTGCGGCCATCAAAGAAGATGCGCAGCTCTCCGGAAACGAAATCCTGATCGTACCTCTGACTGCCGGCGTCATTGCCCCAATCGTTGGCCAGGCCATTGGCACCGTTGCCGACCCGCGCCCGTTCTATAACAGCGATTACATCTGGCGTACCTGGGGTGCCATGGGCTTGATGGTTAAGCAGGACATCAACAGCAAATTCTCCGTAATCCACGCCTCTTAAGGAGCAATCATGGCACTTGTAAAAATTCTGGTTAATAACCTGTTTGCCGGTGCCAGCTTCCAGAAATTGGAGGCTGGCCGGGTATATGACGTTGATAAGTTGGTTGCTGAAAAGTGGATTGCCGCAGGCAAAGCAGAAGCTTCGAAAGAGAAGGGCGATGCGCTGACCTTCGAGGTGGCGACACCATCCGCACCTGCATCCGCTGATACTTCGGTTATTCAGTCTCAGCTTGATGCTGCTAACGACCAGATTAAAACCCTGACCGATGCAACTGAAGCCAAAGACAAAGAGCACGCAGAAGCGCTGGAAGCGGCTAATGCAAAGCACGCAGAAGCGCTTGCGGCTGAAACAGCCCGAGCCGATGCAGCTGAAGCAGCACTGGCTGACGCAACTAAAAAGGCGAAATAATCATGGCAGAGCAGATAACGGCCGCGCAGGTTAAACAGCAGTTATCTGCGATGGGTTACTCCGTTCCGGACTTCATGATTGATGCCTACATTTGCAAGATTGGTAGCATAAGCATGTGCCTGGAGGCGGCTGGCTACGATGAGTGCGACATGATGCTGATTCAGGTGTACGCCGTGACGTTGATGGCGGTAACCGCATTCAGCCAGCGCATTAAGTCACAGTCAGCGCCTTCAGGGGCGTCCCGATCGTTCGATTACAGCGGCGATGTGAAGACAATGCGCAACACACTGGCGGCTCTGGACACATCAGGATGCACTGCACTTTTGCCGATCGACGTTGGCACAAGCGTTGGCTTCTTTGATGTGGTAGGTGGTTGCTGATGTGGATACCAGTGTCTGAGCGTTTACCAAAGCCATTCAATCGAGTGTGGGTGAAAACTGATAGCGACAAGCAGACGACCGCTTACGTTACCGCGTCAGGTGAGTGGCGGATTAACTGCCCGCGCATTGCTGCTGAGAGGCCCACCGTCGTGAGCTGGAGGGAATAGCCATGTCATCACTTGCTTCGTGGAGTTACACCGCTGAGTGCACCATATGGAGGAATCTCGGCGTTAGTGATGCAGGGGACAGAACCTATGCTGAGCCGCTGGTGATTCTGGCTGACTATCAGGGCGGGCTGTCTAAACGACTTGGCTCTATCGGTGCTGAGATTGTCGTAAAGAACACCATCTGGACGGAGTACGCGCTGGCTCAGGCTGGCGATTACATCCTGATTGGTGCGTCTGATAATCCCAACCCGCTGGCGGCCGGTGCTGATGAGGTGATGCAGGCTATTCGTTATGCGGATACCTTTGAGCGCCTTGTTGATGACTGGGCCATCCTGACGGGAGTTTAGCTATGGGCGTGAAGGTACAAGGTGTCAGGAAGGCTCAGCAGAACCTCAATGCACTGATTGGTGACATACAGGGAAGGAAGGTTGTCAGGGCTCTGCAAAGTGCGCTGATTATCGGCTCATCTCAGGCAGCGCTGTACACTCCGATCGACACATCCACTCTCATCAACAGCCAGTATCGTAAGCTTGAAGTAAGTGGAACCCGGATAACAGGCAGGGTGGGATACTCCGCCAACTATGCCGTTTTTGTTCACGATCCGAGCGTGCCGCAAACCTTCCGCCGAGCGACTGCTCAGAAAGAGTTCCTTACGAAGGGCTTTGAGGATACTCGTAACCTTATCGACAGGACCATCAAGAAGGAGATGAGTCTGTGATTCCAGCTATGCATGACCGCCTCCGGGATTACTTCATCTCTGCCGGGCTGACCGATGGCTTCAAGGTTCAAAAGCTTATCTGGACTGATTCAGGCGTCAAAACCGACAAGTTCATGGTGTTCCGGCCAAACGGTGGTTCTAACCTCCGCAATCAGTTGGGCGGTGAGTATTACGTCATTGTCGATGTGATTGGCGCCATGAATGGCAATCAGGCAACAGATGACGCCGTGCAGGCCATTATTCAGCGCATTCAGGCCGATCCGTTACCCAGCAACTGCATCGGTTATATCGAAAACTTTGGCGGGGTTCCCGCGCCAGTCTTAACAACCGAAGGCCGCCTGGTCTATCGGCTTCAGTTTGCAATCAAATACGGCGAATAGGCCGGAAAACGTCAAAGAGGAATTACCCATGGCAGCAAATTGCCCAACGGACAACACCAAGTTGTTTGGCCGCGCCATTGTGCTCGAAGTAGCCGATGGCTGTGCCGATGCATTACCGCAGGAGTCAGAGTGGAAAGCTCTGGCAGCCGGCACAAGTAAAGGCTTCGACTTCTCGCCGAACAGCGTGACTTCGGACGCCGACGACACCAAAGGTTATGTTGAAAACATCGTCACCAATGCAGACTTCACAATCTCGTTTGAGGGTGAGGTTCGCCGCAATGACAAGCTCGATCAGTACGGCGTGTTCCGCCTGATTAAGTACTTCAATACCGAGATTCAGGCGGCACGCCAGCCGACTATCTGGGTTCGCATGGAGTTCGGTGCAATCACCTTTATCGGTTACATGCTGATTAACGCACTGAGCTCTGACGGCGGCACGAACGACATCATCACCTTCTCCACTGAGTTTAAGGTGGCTGATGCCGACACCATCGATGTGATCGACACTGACGATGCAGTGCCGGCTACTGGCGTAACGGTTTCTCCTGCTACCACCTCGCTGGCAGTTGGCGCTAACCGTCAGTTAACAGCCACCGTTCTTCCATCTGATGCAACTGACAAGTCCGGCACCTGGACAACTTCGGATGCAACGAAGGCAACTGTCAGCTCTACTGGCCTGGTGACGGGTGTGGCCGCAGGTACTGCGACTATCACCTTCACCTCAACCGATGGCAGCTTTACCGGCACCACAGCGGCAACCATCACTGCTTAATTGCCATTTCAGGGGCTTCCACCTGGTGGCCCCGAAAATGACACTTAACGGATTACCTCATGACTCCACAGAAAGAGATCGGCGAGTGCCTTATCAGCCATGGCGAGGATGATTATTTCTTCCGGCCTTCATTCGCTGCCATGTCACGCATTGGTGAGCCGCAGGAGATTGTGCAGGCCTTCTATGACCTGCATAACGATGAGATTACCCCACTGATTCAACGCGCCATGGATGCATACGGCTCAGTTCCTGCATGGCTGATGGTCCACCTGAATCGGAAGCAGATGGGTAAGCCAGCAATGATGGCTGCAATGTCTGTGCTGGCAGCATGCTGTGAGAGTGACGTGTCCCGGCTGACTGGTGACATTATCCCGGGTAAGTCAGGGAAGTGGGCGTTCGTATACCGGGCAGGATTGATGAATGCCGTTGAGATGGTGCTGATAGCGCAATCCCTGATCACCCACGGCATCATCGGCAAAGCCAAGGTTCGACAGCTGCAGCGGCATGAGTCGTCACAGGCAACAACTGAGTTCCGATCGTTCGATTACATCAGTGCAGCGCGTAACCACTTTGGCATCAGCAGGGCAGAGGCTGAGCAACTGTCCATGACCGAGTTTCAACTAATGCTGAACGCGAAATATCCTGATCAGAAGGGCTTCACGCGCGATGAATATAATGCGGTGGCTGATGACTACATGGCTAAGAAGGCGCGGCGGCTCTTACAAGAAGAGTCTCGCACTACGAAAAATTGGTGATTTTAAATGGGCATTAAAGCTCCTGAGAAGGACGTAGAGAGTTCCATTTTGAATTTGCCTTTAGGTATAGGGTAAAAATGGGGCACCCAAACTTCCATTCAGAGCTTCTATCGCAGTGATAAAAACTAGTCGGGTTGCAACTTGCACGTTGCAGCTATAGAATCAATTTATCCGGTATCGGAAACGATACCAACTAGCTGAGTCATTATGCATCGGCTGCTTTAAGTAATTTGAGAGGGTATACCCATGGGTCACGCACAAAAAAAGGTAGAGAGATTGTACATTCCGCCTCGTGACAAGAGCATCGTAGCATCTCCGCGAGCGGCAATGAGTGATGATACAACTCATCTTGATCAGGTCAAAAATGCTTTTGGCTTTGGTTTCGCGCGCTACGAAAAAGCTATGGAAGACCTATCTAAGGTGTAAGTGAATACACATGGCAGAGCATGTTGATGGAGTTAACTACCTGTCTGTTGATGATATTGTCTATATCAATACGTCATTGATCGAGGCCCAAACCCCTAATGAGCCTATCGAAATCCTAAACCTCAATGGATTAGGTTCATCCCAAGCAAGACCAAGCCAAATCAGATATTATGAGCAGACAGATGACATGTTTCATCTGTCTGCAGCACTCATTGAAAGCCTCATTCAAAATCATCCTTTCGCTAACGCGAACAAGCGCACAGCTATGATGTCTGGTTACATATTTTTGCTCATAAATGGTTACGAGTTGACGGCTCCCGACCATGAAGTAGTGACCATTGCTGAAGGTATGGCAAAAAAAGAGTACGACGCGGAAGATTTGGAAAACTGGCTATGCCACTGGTCTAGGGCCTATGATGCCAGGAATTTGTGTGCCAAAGTCAGGCTCACAGTATGCGAAATTGTTAGGCTAAGAATTTCCAAAATTGATTGAAACAACCTGCACTCGCGGGTTTTTTGCTTCCATTTGCATAAGACTCCCTTTAGGATTTATCCCAACACTTACGTTTGGGGATAGGGAGTAGATATGGGTTTTGCAAGTCAGTCCACTCAACAGAATTTTCCGTATCAAGCTGATAAAGTTTTTGGAATGCTCGAAATGGCAGTTAAAAAGGCAGGAATGAGCATTAAGCATAGTGATAGCACTCTACGCAGGGCTACCATTAATGTTGGCATCTCACTTTTTTCATGGGGTGAGAATGTTTCATTATCAGTTATCGAAGTTGACGATAAGTCCTGTGTAATTGCCATGGACTCCTCCTTAAAATTTGGAGCAAATGTTGCTGGCTCGCATAAGCATCAGAAAAATTTTGACAAGATTATCTACTCATTAAGTGAAGCACTTAAAGAATCGCAACCTAGCTAATTATTTAGATACAGAATCAAAAACCTCGCTCCGGCGGGGTTTTTTTATGCCCGGAGAAAGCTAAATGGCAGGCGAACAGCAAGTTGGCAACATCGTTTATGAAGTTGAGATGAATGTCGCCAAGCTCATTGAGGGGCAGCGGCAGGTTAATGACAGGCTTAATAAACTAGATCAAGGATTCAACAACACATCCAAATCTGTAGCCAATGCTGAAAAGTCCTTTTCATCACTAACCAAAGTTGCTTCTGCACTGGCTGCAGCCATTTCCATCACTCAAATAGCCGAATATGGGAACGCTTGGGTAACCGTCAACAATAAGCTTGCCAACTCAGTTCAGGCTAATGAAAAACTTGCTGATGTAACACAGCGGGTCTTTGACATCTCGCACGACACACGGTCAAGCCTGGAAGCGACTGCAACACTATACGGGCGACTTGAGCGCTCAACCAGAAGCGCCGGCACGAGTACAGCTGATCTAATAAAGCTGACAACAACAATCAACAAAGGTCTGGCTGTTTCAGGTGCCACCACGGAAGAAGCCAGCTCAACCATGACTCAGCTTTCACAGGCACTGGCGTCAGGCGTGCTGCGAGGTGAGGAATTTAACTCCATCTCTGAGAACGGTAGCCGCCTGGCCCTTGCGCTGGCCGACTCTCTTGGTGTGACAATTGGTCAATTGAGGGGAATGGCGGCACAAGGTAAGTTGACCACGGAAGTGGTGGTTAATGGCTTGCTGAAGCAAAGCGATGCGATCGCCAAAGAGTTTGGCAACACCGCACTGACGATGGGGCAGGCTTTTACTGTCGCTACTAACAACATCACTAAATTCGTAGGTGAGAGCTCAAGCGTTAATACCTCTATCAAAGTATTCAATCAGGCGGTTATTTCCCTCAGTGAGAATCTGGATGTAGTGGCAAATGTTGTCGGAGCTGCTGCAGTAATTTTTGGTGGAAGGTATGTTGGAGCCCTTGCATTAGCAACCAAAGCAAAGGTAGACGATGCATTGGCGGCACGCGCACAGGCCGTAGCAACTGCAGAATCAACCGCTGCTGCAGCAACATCTGCTGGAGTTATTGCCCGCAAAGCCCTGCTGGATAAAGAGGCCGCGCTATCTTCCGTTGCACTGGCGCAGGCTGAATATAACGTAGCTAAGGGATCAGCAGCAGAGGCGCTTGCACTTGAAAACCTGACGGCCGTTAAGTCTGTGGCAATCCAGCGTTCTGCGGCGTATGCAGAGGCTGAGATTGCTCAGGCCGCAGCAACAAGAACTGCAACAGCAGCAGCGGTTACCGCAACGGGAACAATTAAGTCTCTTGCAATTGGCGCCCTTGCTCTCATCGGTGGTCCTGCGGGCGCAGCGGTAGTAGCTGCTGCTGGTCTGTTCTACCTTTATCAAGGAATGACGCAGGCAAGGCAGGAGGCAATAGCTCTCGCAGATAACCTGGATGGTGTAATCGCCAAAATGAAAAGCATGAGCCAGGTGCAACTCGCAGCAGAGATTGATAACGCCACCAAGTCAATCAAAGCGCAGGCAGATGCTATCAAGGACAATCAGTCCAGCCTGGAATCAAACGAGCTTCAGCAGTCGAGACTGCGGCGCACGCTTAGCTATCTTGAAGAGGGAAGCCTGCTTTACAAAGTAACGCTTTCAGAGTTGTCAGATGCCCAGAGTGAGCACACTCAACTTTTAGCTCAGAACGAAACTGCGCAAAACAAGCTAAGCCAGACAGTTAGTAAAGCCGGCATTCTGAGAGCCCAATTTAATGGAGAATTCAGTCAGGGCATCGACCTTCTCAAACGGGATGGTGAGGCGGCTGGTGTAGCTGCAGGTTTGATGAATCAGTTTGGCAATGCGATCGACTTTGCCAGCCGGGCAAAAGATAAATTCAACTCAACCAGCCTGCAAATTCCCCGCAGCGATAAGGCAGATGCTTATAACAAAGACCTAGCCGATGAAAACACGCTCCTTGCGATCACCGATAAACGGCTTCGCGCTGTAACCAAAGCTCGCATGGAGGCTGGTGATAAAGGGGGTAATCAGAATCAGGTTAATGCTGCTGGCCAGCTTGCAGGCGCTCAGTATGACCTGCAGAAGGCTGAGGCGGCTAGAAACAAGGAAACAAAGGAAGGTATTTCTCAGGGGAAAAAGGCAGAGACTCAGGCTGAGTCAATTGCTCAAAAGCTTGCAAACCTTAAGCAGCAATCCGAGCTGGCGGGAGACTCCACGCGACAGCTTAGCCGTGATCAGGCTATTTTGACGGCGCAGCAATCACTTGGCAGCGCAGCAACTGAGAAAGATATCAAGTTAGCAGGTCAGTACGCGGCCGCGAAATGGGATACCGGCAATGCAATTCGCGCGCAGGCGGCAGCAGAAAAACTTCTGCCTGAAACGAAGGAGAATGCCAGCTACAAACAGGATGTTTCAGACCTGCAGACAGCTTTGTCGGCCAAAAAAATTAGCCAGGAGCAATTCAATTCCACTTCTGAAAGGCTGGAGCAAGAGCATCAGGTTAATCTAGCTAAGATTCGCGCAGATACTGCTGCTGGCGTAACCCCACTGCAGGATGCCCAAGGAGCTATCGACCCCGTACAGGCTCTAGCAAATGAGAACGCCCGTAAACTTGCCCTAATCCAGCAGTTCGAAACAGAGAAGGGGGTAATAACCGCAAATGGCCTGGCGCTGATGAATGCTCAGAACACCGAGTATGAACAGGCCCGCATCGATGCTGCATGGAAGATTTGGGAGAATCAGAACCAGACCAATCAGCTGCTTGGTGGTGCTATCGATTCCCTGCAGGGCGGCGCAACTAATGCGATAACCGGTCTTATTAATGGCACTCAAAGCCTTCAGGAGTCGCTGGCGAATATCGGGACGACCATTCTGAACAGCGTTGTTGGCGGCCTTGTTGAGATGGGACTGCAGTACGTAAAGAGCATGGTGATGGGACAGGTTGCAGCTGCAGCGTCACTTGCGGCAACAACCACTCAAGCTTCTGCCGCAGCGTTAGCATGGGCGCCAGCGGCCATGAGCGCGTCAATAGCTACCTACGGAACTGCTGCGACGGTTGGATCCACAGCTTATGCTGGGGCTTTGGCAATGGCTCAAGGTATGGCCGTTGCCGGTGCTCGTAAGAATGGCGGCCCAGTATCTGCCGGCTCAATGTACCAGGTTGGCGAAGGCGGAATGCCTGAAATCTATCAGGCCAGCACAGGCAAGCAGTACATGATCCCCGGTGATAACGGCTCAGTCATCAGCAATAAGGATCTGGCTGGCTCGGGAGCCGGCGGAGGTGTAATCAACCAAGTGAATCACTTCACTTTCGAAGGCTCAACCGCCGACACAACTCAAACACAGGCAGCTTTCGCCAAAATTGCTTACGACCAGTCTCTTAAAGCAATCAAAGACCAGCAGCGGCCAGGTGGCATGCTGCAAAAAAGCAGGTAACCGGAGCACCCAATGCCAGAAACATTTACATGGAGCCCTCAAAAAGGCTTCACGAATAGTCGCGCCCCAAACGTGGCAGTGGTGAAGCTTGGAGATGGTTATGAGCAGCGCCAGACCAAAGGCATCAACCCTTTAATGGACAGCTACTCGCTGACTTTCACCGGTGCAGACGGCCTATGTGGCAGGTCAAACAACGCAAAGGATGCAGAGGCATTTATCAAAGCGCGCATGGCCGTTGAGGCGTTCTATTGGACGCCTTCTGATACAGGAGTAAAGGCTTTGTTTGTCTGCCGGTCATGGACGCTGAAGAAGACAGGTTCTTACTATGAACTGTCAGCAACATTTGAGCAGGTGCCGCGATGAGAGACATTCCATCTGAACTAATAATTGAGAGCGTGGATGCTGGCGTAGGGGCTTTCATTGACCTGTATGAGGCAGACCTGCAGCCCTATGGTGGCGACTTAATCCGCTTCCACTCAGGGACTAATGCTTATTATGGGAACGTGATTTGGAAGGGTAATGTTTACCAGCCTTACCCGATCGCCGTGGAAGGCTTTGAGAGCAAAAATGAAGGCGCCTACTCAAGGCCGACGATGACTGTCGCCAACGTTACCGGGTTGATCACGGGTATTAACAGGGATTTTGATGACATGCTGGGAGTAGTTATCACCCGTCGTCAGGTTTCAGTTAAGCATCTGGATGCAGTCAATTTTCCAAATGGCAATGCTGACGCCGATCCGACGCAAGAGGCGGTGTCTCGCTATGTTGTTGAGGAAATGACTGGCGAAACATTTGAGCAGGTGACCTATTCCCTTGCGACCCCTATCGACTGTGATAACGCAATTATCCCGGCCAGAACAATCCTGGCGGACGTATGCCAGTGGTCATACCGTGGCACCGGCTGCGGATACGATGGCCCGCCCGTTGCGGATGAGCGAGACAATCCCACTTCCGACCTCGGTAAGGATAAATGCTCACACCGTCGCTCAGGTTGCAGGCTCCGCTACCCACGACCGGAACCAATGCCAATCAGCAGCTTCCCCGGATCTCAAAAGGTGACGTAATGCGTGACTGCCTTGAATACGCAGCATCATCTGAGGATGAAGTCTGCGGCCTGATAGTTGACGATCGCCGCCTCTTCCGTTGCAAGAATATCCATCCAACCCCATCGGTTAACTTTCGTATCAGCGACGAAGACTGGATTGCGGCTGAGTCAGAAGGCGAGGTCACTGCAGTATTCCACTCACACCCGTCTGGTCACCCCTATCTTTCGGCAGCTGACAGAACCATGCAGGTGATCACCGGCATTGAATGGTGGCTGGCATGTGATGGGGTGCTTAGCAAATTCCGGCCGGTCCCTCATCTTTCCGGGCGCCGGTTTGAACACGGGAAAATGGATTGCTACACGCTTTTCAGGGACGCGTATCACCTTTGCGGAATAGACCTTCCTGATTTCGAGCGCGAAAACGGTTGGTGGCTACGTGGTGAGAATCTCTACCTGAAGAATATGGAAGCCAACGGGTTTACTGAGGTTGAACTTCAGTCTGCCCAGCCCGGCGATGTCATTATCCGTCAGCCTTTCCCTGGCGTAGACCCCTGCCACTCGATGATCCTGCTCGATGATAATCAGGTGCTGCACCACGACTGCGCCGGTCACATCAGCAGGCGAGATCCGTACCGGCTTGCGTATATCAAACAAACCCACTCCGTCTGGAGGCATGAACAGTGCTCATCTTTAAATTTAGCGGCCATCTCCGCAGATATTTCCGCCAGGTTGAGCTGAATGTTGAAACGCCCGCTCAGGGCTTGAGGTTGCTGATAGCTCAGAGCCAGGAATTTAAAAAGGCTTTTCTGAGTTCAAAGGTAAACCTGCGGGTAGCTGGTGAAGATGTATCAGAGAAGTCGGTGAAATGGCACATGGATCGCAGGCTGGATAATGGCTCGACCGTTTTATTTGTGCCGGCCGTCGAAGGTGCGATTGTCGGTGCAATCATCATAGCCGTCCTGTCAGTGGCCTACTCGGTGTACAGCGCCCACAACATGAAGACCAAAACGTCTGCTGAGGCGGCGGAAACAAACACCATCACCAACAACTCATTCACCAGTGCGGAAAACCGTGTAGGGCAGGGTAATCCAGTTCCCATCCTGCTTGGAGAGATGCTGGTCGGAAGTAACGTCATCAGCCTGGGTATTGATACCAGCAACACTGATAACTGGGATGAGATCATCAGCTAATCCCCCCAAATTAAAGCCATTGAGGTAGAACATGAGCTCAGGCGGCGGCAAAGCCTCAACACCAAAACTGCTGAACGATAATCTAAAATCAAAGCAGTATTACAAGGTTCTCGATTTAATCTCTGAAGGTCCGATTTGGGGGCCGATTGATCAGTCTCATCTCTCATCATTCCTAGTAAACAAAACCCCAATCACCTCTGCAAATGGTGACGTAAATATCAATGGCGTCACCGTGGCATGGCGTCCGGGTTCAGAAACTCAGTCACCAATAAATGGTTTTTCTGCCATCGAAGCAACCACGATCATAAACACCGATGTCACTCAGGCAACGCCGCTGGTCAGGACGGTTACTGATGTCGATGTGACCAGGGTACGCTTTAACGTCGGCGTTTCATCGCTGGTAGAGCAGGATTCCAAAGGCAACCAGAAAGAAACCTCGGTGACCCTTGTTCTGGAAACTCGCGTTGGTAATGCTGCGTGGAATATCGCAGAAACAGTAACGATCACCGGCAAGCAAAACGGGGAGTATCTCGAGGCCCACGTTATTAACGCCCCTGATACTAAGCCTTTCGATATCCGAGTCCGCCGAATCACGCCTGACAGCACGGTAGATACGCTGGTTAATGGCACCATCTGGAACAGCTACGTTGAAATCACAGATGACAACCTGAACTACCCGTTTTCAGCCATTGCCGGTTCAGTGATCGACCGAGATCAGTACACAGATACGCCGAGCCGCACTTACCATCTTCGCGGGCTGATTGTTGATGTGCCTGATAATTACGACCCCATAAATCGCACATACAGCGGTCTCTGGACTGGCGGCTTTAAGGCAGCATGGACGAATAACCCAGCATGGCTGTTCCGGGCGCTGGTCAAAAACAACAGATACGGACTATCCCGGCGCGCAGGTTATATCGATGTCGATGACGGCTCACTCTATATCCTGTCTCAATATTGCGATCAGCTTGTTGATGATGGGTATGGCGGCCGTGAGCCAAGGATGACGCTTAATGCCTATATCACTGAGCAAGCTTCAGCACGTGACATTCTGGATAACATTGCCGGGATGTTTCGCGGGATAGCACTGTGGGATGGGATGCGACTTACTGTTTCAATTGACGCCCCGCAAGACCCCATCGCCGCTATCACTAATGCCAACGTGGTTGATGGCACTTTCACCTACAGCAGCACGAAACGATCTGACCGGTTTAATGCCGTGGTTGTGTCATGGACTGACCCGGACAATGGCTGGGAGCAGCAGAAAGAGTACGTTTCGGATGATGACCTGATTGCCCGGTTCGACTACAACGAGACTACTCTGGAGGCATTTGGCTGCACTTCAAGAGGACAGGCGTGGAGGGCAGGAAAGTGGCTGCTTGAAACGGCAAAGCGTGAAACCAAGAAAGTGCAGTTCCAGATGGCGCGCGACGCGATCGCCTTTACGCCTGGCGATATCATCGAGCTGATGGATAACAACTATGCCGCAGCAAGACTGGGTGGAAGAATAATCTCCCACGCTGGGTCGGTGATTACCGTTGATGCGGACCTGTCGAGTGTTGCGGGTAGTGGAGATTCAATTTCCCTGGTCGGCTCGAATGGAAAGCTTGTTAAATACGAAATCAAATCCGTAGCCGGTCGTGTGGTGACTCTTAAATCAACACCGGCCTGGGTGAGGGATGGAACCGTATTCGTTATCTCCACCGGCCAGATAGCCACCAGGCTGTTCCGAATCATTGGCATCAGCGAAGCAGAGAATAACTCTACTTACACCATCAACGCCGCACAGCACGATCCAAACAAGCAGGCCATTGTTGACGAAGGGGCTGTATTCGAAATCCCGAACGATAGTGCCAATGGTTATCGCGTTCCCAACATTGAAAACCTTCGCATCATCAATACCAACAGCGAGACGGTGCAGGTTACGGCAACATGGGAAACTGCCACCACAACCAAGAAGTTGGTCTTTGAGCTTTATGTTTACTCTATGGATGGGAAGGTTGTCGCGCAGTACGAAACAGAGCTGTTCCGCTTCGACTTTTACGGCATTAATGCCGGCAGTTACACGCTGGGAGTCAGGGGAAGAAATGAGAACGGCATGAAAGGCGCTGAGACTCAAATTAGCCTGGTAATTGGCGCGCCCGGCGCCCCAACTTACATCCAGTGGACCCCAGGGTTTTTCTCTGCGGATATTGTGCCGGTAATGAACGTTACTGCCACAACCGATACTTCTTTCGAGTTCTGGTTCACTGGAGAGGTTCCTGCCACCAGTATCGGCAATGTTGAGAATGAAGCGCAGTTCCTTGGGCGCGCCTCGCAATGGACACTTCATGCGCTCAAAGCTGATACCACCTATTACATGTACGTCCGCACCAAGAATGCTTTTGGAGTGTCGCCATTCGTGGAAGCTTCAGGCAAGGCATCGTCAGATATTCCGGGGATGATTGACTACATTGATGAGCAGATTCGCGAGTCAGAGGCATTTGAAAACCTGACCGGGAAAATTGATACCAATATCGAAGGCATGCTGCAGAACGCCCTGGATAATGATGCAAGCGTTACGCACCAGTTCCAGCAACTTGGAGAGGTCCGGGCTGATGTCATTGTGATCACTACAACGGTCGCTTCAGTCAGTGAGGCTATGGCACAGCTCGAAACGCAGGTGCAGGCTGAGATAGGTGATCTTACCGCTGCGGTAAATGAGAAGCTCACAGCCGTGGTTAGGGATGATGGCACAGCTTCAGCGTCCTACACATTGCGAGTAGGTATCCAGCGTGGAGACCAGTATTACAGCGCCGGGATGGCAATAGGCATTGAGCCATCAGGTAGCAGCTATAAATCAACCCTGGCCTTTAATGCTGACCAGTTTGGCATATATACCGGCAGCAGTGCAGGTAGCTATCAGTTGGCCTTTGCTGCGCTGAATGGTCAGGTTTTCCTCCGCTCAGCATTTATCCAGGATGGATCAATCGATAACGCTAAGATTGGTAATTACATCCAGTCAACTGGCTATGTTGCCGGTTCGGTTGGATGGAAACTTGATAAGTCGGGTACTTTTGAAATCAATGGATCGAATGGAGCTGGAAGAAAAGTAATCACGGCTACCCAGGAGCTGGTATATGACGGTAATGGAACCTTGCGCATGCGCTCAGGCCTTTGGTAACGGGAGTTAATAATGCCAGCAGGAATGCAATGTTGGGATGAGACAGGGAAGTTGGTTGTCGATATAGGGGATTATAACTGTAGGTTTTTGGGGGCAACCAGCATCTCTTACCCTGCGAACACAGCAGTGGTCACAGGAAGCTACTCTGGCTTAAAAGCAAATGGCAGTTTTGGGGTTGTGGTTGCTACTACATCAGGGGGGGGCGTCACTTCAATAGCTGAGTTTGCTGTAAGAACCTACGATGGCGGTTTTCGGATATTTAATATTTCGCCTGGCAACGCAGCAGCGACTATCACCATAAACTTTTATGGATTTTTATGAGCGGATTTCAGGTATTCAATGCTGCAGGGGCAGTAACAATAGACTCAGATTATTTCGGAACCTATTTCAGGGACAATAAAGGGTATGGAGGCGTTACCGATCAAGGCGCATATAACATATCAACACCGATCGGGAATTCTGTGGATATGGGGTATGTTTCCGGTGCCTTTCCTCTTGATAGTAATTTGCAATGGTTCAAATTCAACAATGGCGCCAAGGCTGTCTTCTGTAACGGTAACGCACCGCTGGCAACTGTTAATGCGGGCTCAATGGCGCGAACTGGAACCGATGTACCCATAGTCAGTGGATATCGCGACGTCTATAACGCTGCAGGGCAGTTGGTTTGGTCGGCAGTTTCAGCTGCCAAAATTCCAAGGGTTATGGGGTTCTTCGATATCCCCGCAGGCTTTGCCCTCGACACAAATGTTTATTCTCAGGCGATAGGCACAAATACCTGGCTGTTGGCCAGCAACTGCCCCGGAAACCTGTCATACGGTGATGGAGAGGGATCAGTGACTGGATACTCTGGTCTATTTTTCAGATACGACTCTGGAAACCTGCAGGTCTACTGGATTAATCAGAACCAGAGAAGTTGGGCGCAGACTTTTCAGCCGTATGGTTTACGCATCCCATACGCCATTATCCCTAATCTTTCATGATGAGCAAAAGCGATCTTTTTGATTAAAGAATATCATCCATGCTTCTGTTGCTTAAGGATTCAGCTTGTTTTAGCTTATGGAAAAACAGCGTGGAAATATTATGAAAACTTTACTTTTCATTTTGGCAATGTCCGTCAGCAGCCTCTCTCTGGCAGAGACGCATGGCATCAATTATCCCGATCGTGCCGAGCGCCTTCGGATAACAGGCCATGCAAAAGTGCTATACGACATCGGTGTTGATGGCTTGGTGAAGAACATCAGGTTTATTGAGGCTGAGCCGCGTTATGTCTTTGAGAAAGAAATAACGAAAGGTATGAAACGTTGGAAGTTTGACCAGCAGTCACCGCGGCAGGATATCCCTCACGAATTCACATTCGCCGCCAAATAGAACAAAACCCCTTTCACCGAACCCGGCCACTGTGCCGGGTTTTTTTATGCCCGGAGAAAAGTTATGCCAGCAGGCACTATCGCATTAACCAACAATTCAACCACTGTTACCGGTACCGGTACATCCTTCACAACCGAGCTTAAAGTTAATGACTTTGTGGTGGCCGTAGTTGGCGGCGTGGCTTACACCTTGGGTGTGGCCACTATTGCCTCGAACACCTCACTAACCTTGATCCAAAAATATGATGGCCCAACAACTTCGGGTCTGTCATGGAATCCGGTGCCATACGGAACAATGGCCGCCATAACCGCCCAACTTGCAGCTCAGGTGACATATGCCATTCGTGGCCTGAATCTGGATAAAAATAACTGGCAGCAAATTTTCACGGGAACGGGGAATGTAACGGTCAATCTCCCGGACGGTTCTAGTTACACAGGACCAGCTTGGAATTCTTTCACAACAGCGTTAGCCGGAAAAGCTGACTTAATTAGCGGGGCTGTGGCTGTTTCTCAAGGCGGGACAGGTCAAAAGACTTTGTCCGGGGTTATGACTTGGTTAGGTCTGGGCGATGCTGCTTTCAAAAATACCGGGACATCTTCAGGTACATTAGCCGCAGGAAATGATTCACGCTTAGGCACGGTGGACGGAAAAACAGGTGGAAATGTGTCGGGCACACTGTCTGTATCGCTGCTGCTGACTGTGCCAGCCATAGGCAAAATAAGCGGATACGACCAACCAATGAACTCTCAGGGTACCTACATCAACTGGAACAGGTCGGGCGTGTCTGGTGGTACTGATATTGTCAACAATAAAGGTGGCGGCTCTGGTGGCTTCAGGTTCCGCATAATCAATGTGGATAACACTTCGGTAACCGCTGATTACACCCTTCAGGCCAGTGGAGTAGGTCTGGCTCCTGGCGGTTGGCAGACAGGCTCAGACCAGCGAATTAAGGAAGATATTAAGGATATCGACCCTGCATTCGCCCTAAATGCCGTTGTCAACATGCGACATGTCACATTCAAAATGCGAGATCGCCCGGATGGCGAAGGAGGCTGGATTACAGGCGAGCGCAGTGCAGGTTACCTGGCGCAGGATCTGGAGAAATACCTACCGGAAACTGTGTCTACTGCCAAATCGCCCGCAGTGTTCGACCAGGCAGGAAATCAGATCGGCTTCCCTTATATGTGCAAAGCAGACGATGGTTCGATACTTGAAATTGAGGACATGAAAAGCGTCGATCCGGGCAAGGCGGCGGCAGCATTGAATGGCGCTGCCGTTAAGGCTCTTTATGATCGCATCATTGAACTTGAGGAGCGGCTCAAAGCACTGGATGGACTGGACGCCTAAAAAATAAATTCTCTCAAGCATCAACCCACTAACACGCCCATCAGAAAATCCCCTTGATAGCCTACGCCGATCAATATTACTGTATATGCATACAGTATTTGATTGGGGGCCATCATGGCACGCAGAGACGACATAGCAACAGCATTCAGAGCAAGCATCAAAATAGCGCCGAACGGCAAGCGCACGGTGACCACGGTCGACTTCGTGGAGCATCTGACGAAGATGAACCACGATTTCACCCTGTCTGAGGCCAACCGGTGGATTGAGCACTATCAGGGCAGCTTCCGCGACATCTCGACTGAAGAGGGTGAGCGCCGGATGTTCCACCTGTTCAATCCTAACAACGGGGGATACTGATATGGGATTTCCATCACCGGCACAGGATTACGTTGAATCGCGGATCGACCTGAACGAGATATGCCAGGTACGGCCAACCGTCAGCCTGTTCGAGATTGACGGAGTTATTCATCTGCTGGATTCGGGCGCCAGTCCTTGTTCAGGGGATATGCTCTGTTTCGAGCTGTACGGCGAGAGGGCGGTAGGCAAGCTGATGGGGCAATCAATCATCACCCGTGACGGAGAAACGATTGAGGGGGCTTCTATGGAGGATATCGTAGTGCTGGGTAAGGTGACCTTCATGGTTTCGAACTACCACGAAGACAGCCGGCCGATTATCTAA